CGCAGCTCGAACTCGTCCGACTCCATGCCGGGCTTGTCGAGCGTGCGCAGCATCAGCAGACGGTCGTTTATCAGGCGCGTGATATCGGTACCGTCAGCGACGATACGAAATTGCGGTTTCATGAAAGGCTCCGGTTAGGCGGCTAGTCCCACAGCTGGACGGTCAGCTGGTCGGTTCTAGCCAGTTCGGGAAGGGTGATCAGCACCCCAGCGCGGTAGGGTTGCGGCTCGACGGCAAGGCCCGGATTGGCGCCCAGTACGGCCTCCACCGTGCCGCTCAGGTGCCCGTAGTAGTGAAAACAGATAGCGTCGAGTACATCGCCGTCAGACGTTCGACAAATCATCGCCATAGCGCGTGAACTCCAAGGTGAATGCCTGCTTGCGCGGGATTCCGCCCTGCAGCAGCGTGGGTTGTTCTTCCTCGATGTCGGTCAGGCACCAATTGCCCAGGACCTGGCCATAGCCGGTGGTCAGCCCCAGCGGTTGCAGCTGGCCGCCGATGCTGCGCAAGGTGTCGAGCTGGCCGAGGCCACCCCGGAACGAGGGGAAAATTGCGCCCTTGAGTGTCAGGCGCTCATCACCAATGCCCACCGCCTGCTGCGCAGAACGCCGGGTAAGGCGCTCCTGAGCGGCCCAGCGGAACGAGGTTTTGCGCCGCAGCTCGTCAAAAGCCGCCGTGTCCAGGTTGAAGTAGAACGGCTCCGCCTTGACGCTCAGAGGCTGTAGGATCAGCAAGTGCGGAAACGCCTTGATAGCTTCCTTAGGCGGGTCTTCCTTGGGGCGGATCGAGGCGCTGGAGAACATTTCCGAAAGGGAAAAATTGGACACCATGCCGCTAATACCGCCGGCCTGGTTGTACTTGTCCGCAATGTTGGAAATGGCCTTTTTTGCCCGGTCTGCCTGCTCGCCAAACTCGGCCACCCGCTCCTGCACTTGCGTGACCGCGTTGCTGGCCTGGTTGTAGACGGCCAACACCTTGCCGACCTTGGCCTGGGCCTGGGCGATACCGCCCATGACCCGGTTCAGCTTGCCACCGATCAGCTCACCCACCACCGGGAGGGTTTCCAGCTCGGAAACCGCTCCTTTCATTTGAGTAACGGCCCCATTCATGGGGCCAATCATGCCGTCCACCGTGCGGCGGCCAGCCTCTCCCGCAGCGGCAAGCGACTTTAGGCTGCCCTGCAGCTGTTCCATGTACGCCATGGGTTCATCCTCCCTACAGGTGCGGCGCGTCGTACAGCTGACGCGCGTTAAGGTCGCGGGTCGCGTCCTGCATCATTTGCATGAAGTAGGGCCGCAGCTCGTTGGCAAGCTTCTGCCGGTCCGCTACGTCCCCCTGGACTGTCACCGGGATGCTCAAGTCAAAACGCTGATCGAGCTTGAGGGATGCCGGCTCAACCTTGGCCGGCGCCGGCTTATCCGCTGTACGCTGGTAGTCACCCAGCATCTGGCCCGCCTGAGCCAGGCCAGGCCCGACTGCGCCCGCCGGCTGCAGGTTGCCCAGCAAGGCCGCCGAATCCCCGGCCGGTGGCCGCGTGAGCGGCGCGCCAGGGAAACGCACCTTGCCAGCGGTCAGCGCCGGCACCAAAAACGGATCCTTGGAATCGGGGTCCTTCGGGTCGTAGGAAACCGCCGGCTCAGCAGGCGCTGGCACGACCCGCAGCGGCTCAGGATCGTTACGCGTAACGACCGGATCGGACGGCGGCCGCGTGAGCGGTGCACCAGGGAAACGCACCTTGTTAGCGGTCAGTGCCGGCACCAGGAACGGGTCCTTGGAATCGGGGTCCTTCGGATCGTAGGAAACTGCCGGCTCTGCAGGTGCCGGCACGACCCGCAGTGACTCAGCGCCGTTACCCGTAACGCGCGGCTCAACGGGTACCGGCGTAACCGGTGCCGCCCCGCCTTCGCGATCTTCTGCAGGCGCACCCTGCTCCGCCGGCAATGCCGCAGGGTCAGGCTGCGCCTTGCTGGCAAACAGACTGCCGACCTTGGCGCCCAGCGCGTCACCGCCAAGGCTCCCAAGGATGCCGCCCACCAGGCCGCCAATGGCCGTGCCGACCACCGGAATGATCGAGCCCAGGGCTGCGCCCAGGGCTGCGCCCGTGGCTGCGCCGGCAATACCTCCGGCCAAACCACCCACCGCACTGCCGACACCCTCGGCCTTTTTCTCAGGCGCCTGGTCGCTGGCCACAGCGCTGCCAATCTGCAGTGCTGCCACCGCAGCGCCCAACACCGGAACACCCTTACCAAAGCTTGCCAGGCGGCCGGCGCGCCCAAGCAGACCGCCGACACGAC